CAACAACTTCTGAGGAAGCTGTAGCCGTCGAGGCTGTAGTTGAGGCAGAGGCCGTCGTTGCAAGTACAGAAACAAACGAAGCACAAACCGTGCAGGAAGATCAGGAGGCACCAGTGACCGCCGCCGTAAATGAACCGGATGCAGTAATTGAAGCACCGGCAGATCGCCGTCCAGTAGCACAGGCTTCAGTAGCACCAGTGGCAATCACTGCAGGCGCTGATATCCCTGGTTACACAGCTGGAAGCGAAATGTCAGACATGAATGTCGTTGCAGAAGCAATGGCAAAGCGTTTGCACGGCCTACGCCGCGTAAACGGTGGAGATGGCGAACAGCACATTGTCGCATCTATCACAACATCTTTTGATGAGTCACGTACTCTTACACAGGATGCAGAATCAAACTGGGCAAAGATCCAGGCAGTAGCATCACCAGAAGCAATCGTTGCATCTGGTGGTCACTCAGCACCATACGCTGTTAAGTACGACATCTTCGGTGTCGGCACAACAGTCCGCCCAGTCCGCGATGCGCTTCCACGTTTCCAGGCTGACCGCGGTGGTATCCGTTTCATCACACCTCCTGTCCTATCTGACTACGGCAACGCAGTCGGCGTTTGGACAAACGTTGTTGACACAGATCCAGGAACCGATACAAAGGCTTCACTTACAGTTTCAGCTGCAACAGAAGAAACAGTTGCAACAGATGCTGTAACACTACAGCTCCAGTTCGGTAACCTCATGACACGTGCTTATCCTGAATTGATCGCTCGCCACAACGAGCTTGGTCTCATTCAGCACGCACGCGAAGCTGAAGGCCAGATCCTTTCTCGCTTGACAACCCTCTCAACAGCAGTCACATCAACATCAATCATTGGTCTTGCTCGTGACTTCCTCGTACAGATCGGTCGCGCAGCATCTGCATACCGTTCACGTCACCGCCTACCAGCTGACTTCCCACTTCGTGCAATTATTCCTGCATGGATCAAGGATGCAATGGCAGCTGACTTCGCTCTCTCAATGCCTGGAGATAACCTTCTCAATGCATACGGTGAGATCGACGGTCTCTTGGCATCACGCAACATCAACGTTACATACACACTTGATGGCTCAGCCCTTACAGGTGCACAGAACGCTGGTGCAATGAACGAGTTCACAGACACATTCGTCTGGTACCTCTTCGCAGAAGGAACATTCTTGTTCCTCGATGGCGGTACAATGGATCTCGGTATCATCCGTGACTCTACACTCGTTGGCACAAACGACTACAAGATGTTCGTAGAAACATTTGAAGGCGTTGCTAAGGTCGGCGTTGAATCACTCAAGGTAACATCAACCATCTCTGTAAACGGTGCAGCAGCTGCTCTCCGTGACACACTAGGTGGCGTTACAGCAGCAGTAATCGAATACTAATAGTTATTCGATAGTCGTTGAGGGGGAGCCTGGTAACGGGCTCCCCCGATACGCACAAAACAAACAAATTTTAGATTAGGAAGAGAGAACATGGCTTTCACAGGAATTTTTGAAGCTCCGAAGATTGAACCGTCAAAGTTTGGTCTGTTCGTTGTAGCTAAGCCAGAGTCTCCTGTTGACGAAAGCAAGTGGACTCGTGGATTCTCTCAAATGTGGGAGACACGACCAAATTACGGACGCAATTGGGACGAAACAAGCAATACTTCTGAAGTACTTTTTTCTGACGCTGGATCACCTCTGTACTCAGAGCACAAGCCATTCTTTATTGAAGTAGAAGACCAGCGCTCAACATTTAATCTTAACGGAGATGACCGATTTGCTCGTGTTATCCGCCAACTTGAAGGAATCAGCCAGCACGCCTGTGAAGTTGAATTATGGGACGGAGCAATCGCTGATGGCGAATCTCTTTCTAACCCATACTTGACTCGTGCTTCAGGCGCTACTATTCTTAACAGTGGGACAGCACTTTCAGCTCGTCGTGCACTTGCTCTCCTTGAGCATGAGATTGGCCAGACCTCAGCAGCAGGCGAGCAGGGCATTATTCACATGACCCGCGACGTAGCTGCTCTTCTAGCAAGCAACTCAAACATGCTTTTCCACGACAAAGATAAAGAGCATCTTCAGACACTTGGTGGAACTCCAGTATCAGTTGGCTCAGGCTACTCAGGCGCTGGTCCAGTGGGTGCAACAGGCGCAACAGCGACAGCAACAAACAAATGGATTTACGCGACTGGCACAGTACGAGTTCTTCTCGGAAAGCCAGACGTAGTAAATGATAATCTAGCTCAAGGCTACGATGTATCAGGAAATCAGAACGATATGAAGATCAAGGCAACTCGAGCAGCCTCAGTTTACTTTGATACTTCTATCTATCTTGCAGTCAGAGTAGATCTAACGGCATAGAATAATCTCTAGCCGCCGATAGTAATATAAGGAGAAACATAAACAATGGCAACTCAAGAATACGCCGCGAGTATTCAGGGTGTGTCAATTCGAGTAACTCGTCTTGACGCATCTGGAAACCTCCTGAATGAACCCGGCGACAGCTATACCACTTCTGGTTTCATGCGCCTTTCATTCACACCTGAATACGAAGAAGGCGATGAAATGACAGAGAAGAGCGCGGACGGTACAGTCTGCGTTACTTACAAGGCTCCAGATACTCTAAAGCGTATCACAATGGAACTTGCAATCTGTGAGCCAGACCCAGAACTAACACAGCTTCTTTCTGGCGGTCTCTTGCTTCGCAAGAACCTCGGAACTTATGCATCACCAGACCGTAAGTCAATCGGTTGGTCTTCACCAGCAAGCGGAGATGATCCTGCAGGTAACGGTGTTGCAATCGAGACATGGTCATACGCAATCATTGATGGAAAGAAGGCAGCAACACTTCCTTACTTCCACTGGGTATTCCCATACGTCAAGCTTCGCCTTTCAGGAGATCGCGTAATTGAAAACGGCATGCTTGCAAACACATTTGAAGGTTATGGCCTTGGAAACTCAGAGTTTAGCACAGGCCTCGATGAGCGCTGGGAGTTCCCGGTAGCTACAGAGCGCCCATACTCATACTCACGCGCTGCTTGGGCTCCAACAGGACGCAAGGGATTCTACACATGGCACGGAGATATCTCAAAGACTATTTCCAACTCTGCTCGTACAGGCACAACAGCCACACTTACTACATCAACAGCTCACGGCTTTGCAGCAGGTGACACAGTGGTAGTATCTGGTACAAACGGTAACCCTTCACTTGAAGGAACATGGACAATCACATCTGTTCCAACAACAACAACCTTCACATACACAACAACAACAAGTGGAACAATCAGTTCTGCAGAGGACACAGGTACTGCTCTAGTAACTGCTAACTCACGTGCAGTTACAGACTTCACTTCACAGGGCTCAACAACAGCGTACAACGTACCTGGTAACGAGAACTACAACGCAGATAACGCAACAGACTTCATCATTGCGTCATCAGAGGATCCAACCTCCTAATTAGCAAGTGTGGAGCGGCATGCCGATGTGTAATACATGTATACACAGGCATGCCGCTTCCCTATTAGAATAAACTAACGACGAGTAGACGAGGACAACCACGTGTCGAATCTTTGGGTTACCACTGACGAGCTTGACGACTACGCAGATAACGAATATGCGTATGAAGCAGTCAAGACTGCGTCCCAGATTCTATGGTCATTGTCTGGTAGAAAATACGGTGGAGTTGTCACCGTCACAGAAAAATATGTTTGCGCCTCTAGAGCGTATCGCCTAGGCCAATCTGCTAAAAACTATACCCCTGAGCTTGTTGATGGCCAGGTCTACAACATTCCTTTTGATGAATTTGACGATTACGCTGAGATGACTACAGACGGTATGTCTCCGTCATCACGCTTACGCCTTCGCGGCCGTCCAGTAACACAGGTCCACTCAGTTCGCGACAGAACTGGCAAAATTGTCAACCCTAGTCGTTACTATCTTGTTGACCATTCAACCCTACAAGCCCGCTCTGGCGTCCCATGGACACCGTGCAACATTGAGGTAACATACTCATACGGATCTCCTGCTCCAGCAGCAGGAAGAGCTGCCGCTCGTGTGCTTGCAACAGAGTTCATTAAGCTTTGGTCAGGATCTGATGATTGTGCGTTACCACAACGTATTACTTCTGTGTCACGCCAAGGCGTTTCATACACTATCCTTGATAACCAAGACTTCATCGATGACATGCGCACAGGTTTGTATGTTGTAGACCTCTTCCTTAAGTCTGCAAACCCAGATAAGGCACGTGCAAAGTCACGAGTCTTCTCAGTAGATATCCCACGCGCTCGTCGACAGATTCCTAAGCCTCTCAAGCTTGCGGCAAGCAACCTTGACATGTATATTACAGGTAGTGAAGGCGCTACACTCGAGGTCAATATTGAATCTCTCAACGCTGGATTCCTTCTGACTGATGAAACATGGGTTCCATACCTAAAGATTAGTAACTGGTCTGGCCTTGCGTCAAAGGACCTTGAATCTACATCAGTTGCCATCAATACAATCGAGACAGACATCACTAAGAGCATCACCTACAAGCAACTTGTTGACAACGTTGCGACTCTTACAACGTCTACAGCTCACGGATTTGTCCAAGGTGACCTTGTAACCATTACTGGAATTAACGCTACCTTCAACGGCAGCTACTACATCACAGAGGTGCCTTCAACTACTACCTTTAGGTATGCTCGTGCTGAAGCTGACCGTGTAGATGATGTCACATTGACCGCAGACACTGGAACAGCGGTAGTTACCAACGAGTCTCGTGACACTTTGACACTATCTATTACCTATGATGAGGCATATAACTATGCAGGATTCTCTGACCCTGGAACATGGGACTTGTACGCAAGTCGCCCTGACCAATCTGACCCGGATGTAACGGAAACCGTGTATATTGCCTCTGGAAACCTTAAACTTCGTCTAGCGTCTGACCCTACTCCTACATACACTCTAGGCGGCTAGTTATGGGCGCTCAGACGACATATAAGACACTTTCATACGCTACTGACGGGATTACACAATGCCAATAACAGACGTCTCTATGGTGTCTCAAGATGCCTTAAGCCTTAAAAATGTAATGGACGATGTTCTTGATAAGACCATTGAAGTATTTGAAGAAAATAACGTACCTTTGCCATCCCGTAGATTTTGGACTGTAGGGTCACCTGCAATTGATTGCGAACAACTCGTTGTATCCTTCGTGCAGATCTACCTTGGGCCTCCAGGAGATCAAGCAGGTCTGCCACAGCGTTGCACCATGCCACGTAGTGCAGTTTTAACTATTTCAATATCACGTGAAATCCCAGTCGTTGGTGTCAATGGACGAGCGCCTGCAGGAGACAAAATTCAAGAAGGTTCTGAGGCTGCTGTTGTAGATGCATGGATGTTCATGCGACTACTTAATAAGCTAGACCAATGGGAACCAGGTGAGTTTGGCCTTGGTGTTATCGCGACAGCGGATGTTAGCGGATTTGAAGGTGGATTCCAGACAACATCAATGCAGGTAACATTGGCGGTTCCATAAAATGGCAGTTGCAGCTACTAAAGTTATCTTTAGAAAGAAAAGCTTAGACTTTTTACTTAATGATCCCTATGGTCCTGTTGGACGTCACATGTTTGTCCGCGGTCGTGCAATCATGGCGGCAGCAAAAGCGCAAGTTGGTGTAAGTACAGGCAGACTCAAGAATTCTATTCACATGCGACAGTCGCGTCACCCTCTCGGGCAAGAGATGAAAATTGGATCTCCACTAAGTTACGCGCTAGCGCACCATGAAGGCACTAAGCCTCATATTATTACTCCTGATAGAGCACAGGCACTGCGATTTACTTCTGGAAGTAGAATTGTGTATTCACGTCTTGTGAGACACCCTGGAACTAAGCCTAATAAGTTCCTCGCGGACAACCTTTATTTGATAAGATAACTATTAAGACAAACGTCTTAATAAAGACACAAACGCAAAACGGAGGAAGAAAAAATGACTAAATTCAGAGACTTTGGCTCTGGTAAAACGACTGGTGAAAAAGAGCCAGTAACATTTAAGCTGCATGATGAAGAATTTTCTTGTCGTGAACAGCTCCAAGGCAAGACTCTTCTTGATCTTGTTGCTCGTTCAAGCGGAGACGACGCTGCCGAGTCTGCAAAGACAATTAACATGTTTTTTGAGCATGTTCTTTTGCCGGAAAGCTACACTCGATTCTCAGCGCTACTAGAGAGCCCAGACAAGATTGTTTCAGTAGAAACTCTTGGCGATATTTCTGGTTGGTTAGTTGAGGTATACGCAGGACGCCCGGAAGGGGAGCCAGAAGTCTCCTAACTTGGGGAATTGACCTCTGGCCATACATAAACGGAAAAGCACTCGTGAACGGACTTAATCTAAAAGAAATGGAAGCATCTGACATGTTAGACGTTCTCCACTTCTTTTTTGAAGAAGACATGAACTACTCCTCAGGTGAACAAGCAGAGGGACGTAGTCGCAGTCGCGAGATTCTTTACCAAGATTTCTACGGGTACAAGTATCCATACGGCGGAGTAAGCACAAGCAGTGCTACAAACGCTAATGGAAACATCAAGAACTTTGACGATTATGAAGACGATGACACCGTAGTTCCATTTGATCCATTAAAGGGACCAACAAAGGCGTTTGTCCCAGCAACACCAGTCAACGCCGCATCATCTAAACCATTTGGCGCAGTGCTAGACGAACCATTGTCAAGATAACAAATAGTTAAAACAGGAAGGAGGTGAGCAGATGGCAGTAGTAGGCGACGCGTATATAGTTGTTAAAGCAATAACAACTGGCTTTGAGAACGAAGTCCGCAGAGCAGCAAGCAGCATCAATCTTGAAAGAGATGGCAAGTCTGTAGGAGAATCTTTCTCTCGCGGATTTGGCGGAGGAGTTGGCGACAGCATAGGCAGGTCTATGACTGGCTTTGAGAAGTCAGCAATTCGTGCACGAAAGCAATTCCAAGGACTTATTCGCACTGGCTATCTACTAGGTCCGCTCCTCTCCCAACTAGTTTCTGGTGTAGGTGCATTGGCTGGTGGACTTGTTTCTCTAGGATCTGGATTTCTAGCTGCAGCGCCGTCTGGCATTGTATTTGCTACTGCGCTTACCTCCATAGGTATTGCCGCCGCAGGTTTGATGGGTGCGCTGAAAGGCGTAGGCGCAGCTATTGCTGCTGGAAGTAAAGCTCAAAAGGGGTCTGTAAAAGATACTGCTGCTGAGGAAGAAGCTCTTAAGAGAGTGCTCCGTGCAACAGAGCGCGTAACAGAAGCACAATACGATTTTGCTAGAGCTACTG